GCGAGCGTTGCCATGTCACACCGCCGTTGTTCCGAGAACTCCGCTGTTGTCCACCGTCAGCGCCCAGCGCGTGCCGTCCGGCGAGCGCAGGATCAGCCGCTCGTCGCGCGTCACGCCCTGCAGCGTGTCCCGTTGCAGTTCGACATCGCCCTGCGTCCTGGCGCGGCGCAGCGCGGCCTCGATGCTCGCGTTGAGCAGCGCCTGGTACTCCGGCGTCCACTTCCCGCCGATGGGGGTCGGCAGCTTCATCCGCGCATGCCTCCGGGCCGCAGTTCGATCCGCGGCGTGCCCCAGCGCCAGTCGGCCAGCTGCGATCCGGTGACCCGCATGGCGATCTGCCGGCCGGTGAAGCGGATGCTGGTCGGCGAGGCGAGCGTGTAGGTCGAGGTCGTCGTCTGGTCGCCGTTCGGCCAATAGCGCCACTTGAACGCCACCGCGCAGTCGGCGCTCGTCTTTTCGTCCGGGATCAGCCGGACGGCGTGCATCACGCGGTCGCCGTTGCCCATCTCGACCGGGCCGGATTCGGCGTACGGCGTGTCGCTGCCGTAGCTGTAGCCGGATTCGTGGTCGTAGATGTAGCCGTCCGAGCCGACCAGGATCGGCGAGGTGAACACGCCGCGATCGACGCCGCAGGTACGCGCCATGCTGCCGATCGTCCAGTGCCCCTCGACCGTGTTCAGCGCCACGTAGCGGTCGATCTCGCTCGAGCCGGCCGAGCAGTACAGGAACCACGCTTCGTTGTTGACCGAGTTGTAGAACGCGCTGAACTTGGCCGCCTGCAAGCGGTTGAGGTCCGAGAACACGTAGTCCTGCACGTCGCACGCGAGCGGCCGGACGGTGCCGTCGAACACGTAGAACGAATCCCGGCCCATCCAGTACGCGAGCGAATCGACCGCCACGACGGCGTTCGGGCCGATCACGCCGCAGTTCGAGCCGACCTTCTCGAAGCCGTACACCAGCGGATAGCCGAGGCTTTGCGCCTGGTGCACGTCGATGTCGGTCCAGAGCAGCACGCCGCCGCGCACGCGCCGCGCGCAGCGCAGGCTGCCGGTCGTTTGCAGGTTGAACGATCCGGCCTTGTTCGTCGCGCTCGGCGTCCAGGTCGTGCGCGCCTCCTGGTCCGACCATTGCACCTTGCGCGGGTTGCCGCCGGCGCCGAGCGCCATCAGGTGCCGCTCTTCGGTGACGATCAGGCCGACGCAACTGGTCGGCGCGTTCGTGATCGCCACGCCGTCATTGCTGACGTTCAGATCCCAGGAGTACAGCTTGCCGTCGCTGGTCGCGCAGGCAACCAGTTCCTCGCCCCAGGTGTCCAGCTGCCAGTTGTTCGCGGTCGTCACGCTGCCGGTGTCCGGCCGCGGCGTGCCATAGGTGCTCGCGCCGTAGTTGCCGTAGCCGTAGCCGGTGTTGGCGGTCGTGTCCTCGGCGCCGGCGGTGAATCCGCTCGGCGTGATGTCGGTGATCGTGCTGCTGGCGTCGATCGCGTAGAGCTTGCTGTGCGTGCCGACGGCCAGCCACCGGGCGCCGGCGTTGCTGCGCCATGCGATGATCGAACGCGGCGTGCCGGTCAGCGCGCTCGCGGTGCGAACGACCCACCCGCCCATCGGCCGCAGGACGCCCTGCACCCAGCGGACGAGGTTGCCGTCGTACCAGCGCCCGGCGGCCTGGTACTGCGTGCCGTTGCGCCAGATGCCGGGCGGCAGTTCGAGCTTCTGCAGCGGCATCAGGGCGCGCTCCAGAATAGGGCGATCGAGTCCTGCGGCTCGGCCGGCGGCGTGTAGGTGTAGTGCACCTTGATCTGGACGTGATTCACGTAGACCGTGGTTGCCCCGGCGTCGGTTGCCTTCAACAAGACCCGAAACGCGGAATCGGCGACCGTTGCGCGATCAATGCTCGACTGGCTCCAGAGGTCGGCCGCGCCGCCCACTTCGACAACCGCCTCGTTCGTTGACGATCCGATCGGGAGACTTGCGCCCACGTCCTTGACCGCCGAGCCGCTGTCCATCAGGCTGGGCGCAGACGTTCCGAGGTACGCGACGAAGGAGTCAACAGCGGTCGTGGCGTAGCCTTTGACGCGCAGCACGATCCCGTCGATCGTCGCCTCGGCAGGAACGTTGGCCGCGATGCCGTCGAAGGCCGCCATCAGGTAGTACGATGCCTTGTTGTTCAGCGCAACGAGAGCGCGGCTGCCGTCAGACGCCAGGATGTTCCCTGGCGCCGTCCACAGCGCCGGGCTGCCGCCGCCGGAAAGGCCGTTTGCTCCAGCCGACGCGGAGATCCAGCCGGTTTCGGCCATCAGGCAAACCCGATCCCGGCCGTGCCGTAGTACGACGTGCCGTCGTAGTAAAGCGAAACGATGTCGATCGCCGCGGCGGCCGTGCTGAGAGTCGGCGCGGCGCCGCCGACCCACTTGATCGTCGGCCAGGTGATCGTGCGGCTGCCGGTGCCGTCCTGAGTGAGCTTCAGCTTCGCGGTCATGCCGGCGACCGGCGAGGCGAAGGTGAGCGTCGGCGATCCGGTCAGCGTCAACTTCTGGTTCTGACCGTCGGTCCAGGTGATCGTCTTGCTCGCGCCCGAGTTGCCGGCGTCGTACTCGGTCAGGCCGACGGCCTTGCCGGTGGCCGTGCCGAACGTCACCGTCGCGCTGGTCAGCGTCACGGTCCCCGTGGCGGTCAGCGTGCCGGCGACGGTCAGCGTCTTGCCGCTGCCGACGTTCAGGCCGACGCTCGTGCCGCTGCCGGCCGCGGCGAAGATCGCGTCGAGCGTGTCCAGGTTCGTGTTGAGCTTCGTGCCCCAGGAATCGGCGGATGCGCCGACCTCGGGCTTGGTCATGCTCAGGACGGTGGTGGTGGTGTCGGCCATCGGTCAGTGCCTCACATTGGCGCCGGGACAAGCCGGCCGGATGCCTGCTTCAGTCGCGCCTCACGCACCAGCGCCCGCAGTTCGATGCCCTCGGCCTGCGCCATCGCCTGCGCGGCTTCGTAGTCCCACAGGAGGTGCGTGTACAACTCCCGCTTCGCCCGGCAGCGGATCAGCGCCTCGGCGCGCGTCGCCCACGTTTCCTCGTCCACGGCGGCGAGGTAGCGCAGGACGACCGTGTAGGCGCCGTCCGGCACCGGGTACAGGCGCAGCATCTCGTCGAACCAGGCGAACCAGACTGGCCGCCCGGTGTACGTCGGCGAGGTGTCCAGCGCCTCGATCTGCGAGTGCGGCACCGCCTCCAGCGTGTAGCGGTTGCCGTTGACGGTGATCCGCGCCGTGTCCAGTTCGAGGATGTCGTCGGGCAGGCCCTCGGCCGTGCCGTACTCGACGGTGCCGGCGGCGGTGGTCAGCGTGTCGCTCGCCTCGTTGAAGGCGAAGCGGGTGAACTTGTGCGCCTTGATTGCCGCCGTGACGGCGTTCTGAATCGCCGTCGTGCTGTCGGTGCGATCAATCTCGGTTGCGATCCTGCTGTAGAGGTCGGCGAGTGCGGTCATGCTTGGCCTTCTTCAGGTGCAGGATGCGTCGTTCGGGAGCCGGCGCCAGCGGGGCAGATGGCGAGGGGACGGGAGGAGGGTTCTCCGCGGCGCCGGGTTGTTCGGTTTGGACCGCCCGCGAACGGGCGGCCCAGATCGTGCGACGGCGACTCATACAACGTGCCTCCACGTCCGGCGATTGACGAGTTGCCAGACGGTCTGTTGCCCCATCTCATACATCGTCGCCAGCTTGCAGGTACTCAGGCCCATCGCATGCAGTTCCCTGATCTTCTTGACTTGATCCACGTTCAGCTTCGTCTTGTGATTGGCCGCGCCAATCCTGTACTTCCCGCGTCCTTTGTTTTCCCGGTCGCGCATGTTGTCGGCGTGAGTGCCGGCAAACAAGTGATCCGGGTTGACGCATCGCGGGTTGTCGCAGGTATGGCAGGCTTCTTCATCGGGATTCAGCCGCCGTTCCAACTTTCGCTGAAGCGAATAGCGAGAGGCCCGAACGTAGTTGGCGCCGTCCCAAAAGCGCGGAGCGTGAATATCTCGTCCGCGCCACTGCCAGCAGCCGCCATCTTGCACGTCGAACTTCTCAGCAAATCGCTCATCAATCGTCTTGAATCTCTGGTGATACGTCACCGCTTTCTCCTATGAGCGCCGAAGCGCCCATAGGATACAGCTATTGATAGCTAATTTCTAGCTCACCCATCCGTATCTGGACAGTAGGCGATCACGATCTCGCCGCTGCCGGCGCTCGCGGCGGTGCCGCTGCATGCCATCTCGGCGGTGATCGTGGTGTCGGACGACACGAGCATCGTCACCGCCTCGTCGAGCGGAACGTGCGCGATCGACGCGACCGACAGCGACGTGCCGTACAGGTCGGTGTTGCTGTCGGTGCCGATGTGCATCAGATTGTTCGTGCCGTTGTTGTAGGCGACGTTGACCGTGACGCCCGACAGCGGCTTGAGGATCAGCGAACCGGCGGGAATCTTGCCGACCGTGATGACCGCCGCCTGACCATCGGTGTAGGCGATCGACTTCCGCAGGAAGTGGATCATCTGCTGGTGGAACTGACGAGGAACTGCTGCCATGTGATTCTCCGAGAAGGGTTGCGATAGGACCGGGCGAACCCGGCCCCGTCAGGTCATCACGCCGCGGCGTAGGTGCTCGCCACGATGACGCCGTGGTCGTAGCCGTTGAACGTCAGCTTGTTCAGGCCGGCGATCATGCCCGCCGAGACGCCGAGCTGGTTTTCGTAGTCGAAAAGTTCCTCGACCCACGACATCTCGGTCGCGCCCTGCTTCTGGCCGTAGGCGAACGCCGCCGCCTGCGCGCCGAGCAGCACGGCACGCCGCGTGTCGGTGTCGGCAGTGGTCGTGACCGCGCCGGTCGTGATCCGGTTCGACTCCAGCAGCAGGCAGCCGTTGTAGTAACCGACCATGCTGCCGCCCTTGAAGATCGGGCTGTCCTTCTCGCCGAGGAAACCGCCCTCGACCAGCGAGCGCTGGATGTCCATCCAGGTCTGACCGGAACTCGCCTGCTTCAGGTCACGAACCTGGTACGGGTGCATGATGAACGCAAAGCACTTGCGGCCGCGGATCTTGGCCGGGCGCAGCGGCAGCGTGCGCGTCTTGGCGAGCACAACGGCCGCGTCGATCACCGCGAGGGTCATCGTGTCGCCGGTCGAATCGAGGTCGGCGTCCGACGTGGTGCCGGCCTCGGACCAGATTTGCGAGGAGGTGCCCGGCGCGACGGTGGCCTGCATGCCGGTGTAACGGACATCGGTCACGGC